GTTTGTGCTGAAAATGTGGTTGTGAGTGCTGTGATATAATATAAAAATTCAAATACGGGGGCATAATAGATACCATACCAACCAAAACTTGTATTGGCAGAAAAGTATTGATTAAATTGTGTATTCCCGGTTGAAGAATCGTTAACAACCGATAATACCCCACTAATACGTGATACACAATCGATATCACAAGTAGAAATGGTATATCCGCTTGTGATTGTATTTGCGGTTATATTAAAAAAGTAATTTCCGCCTGATGTTGTCCCGGTTAATACCGTTGATGATGGGTGAATTAGTGCCGCGTTTGTACCACTTTGGTCACCACAAGCATGTGGGTGATTCGTTTTTGGAAAATACCAACCAAAATATCTATAATACCCCAAATTTGTGTTATTAGGGTTATATCCTAATGAGTTTGAAAGGTTGATGGCGGCTATCCAAGAATCGTAAAATGTTGATATTACGGTTGATGAACCGGTAATGCTAAACACTCCTCTATTGCTACCATCAGTTAAAAATGTTTTTTTGTAAGTTATATCATTTGGGTCTGTTTTACAACTAGTTAGGGCACCTTGAGGATATTGAAAATCATAAGTACAAACTTTATTATTATAATAAAAATCGGCACTATCATATGGTAAATTACCATTTGTGTCTGCGTATCTAATATTGTTAAATGTACCTCCAAATTGTTGTTGTGATAAAATACGTTGAGCGTCTTGAAATAATGTACTAACACCATTCAGTTCGGTGGTATCGTAATACTTAAAATAATCCTCACTAAATAAAGTATTTGAAGAACATCCGGACACTGTAAACTTTACGTTTATTTTACAATTATTTGTAATTCCTGTTATTGTTGAACCAATAATTTTGTATGGGTTAGTATATGCACAACTATTACAATTAAAGTTATCTAAACACGTTATAAGTAAGTCCCAATCAGTATTTGCTTCTGCGGGGATTACATCAATAATTATTTCATCACCGGGATTTCTTGTTAATCCTGTTAAACAAGTTATTTTTGTAAAATAACTTGCGGTTGCGGCTGATTTAGAGATTAAAGATGGAGTATATGCGTTGGAACTATTTGTACCAATTACCCAATTTTCCAATCCAATATCATTAAGATAACTACTACCTCTAAATGATAATTTAATTGTATCCGGATTCGCTTTACCTTGAAATTTCCAAGCAATAAAATTTGTGGTTGGAGACAACACATATGTTGATGAAACTGGTTGAGGTATTCCTTGACTTTGTGAACTAAATGTAATGTTATGATTATAACCGCTAGCCCAATATTCAGTTTTTGTGTTAGTTTGATTAAAACAAGTTAATGGTTGTATTGTTGTTGTTGGAAGACAATTACCATCAAACAATATACTATTGGTCCCACCTGTGTTTGAAAAAGTTAACCCACTTACAATTACTTTTTGAATAATAGGGGTGTAAATACCTTCGGGTAAAGGTATAGAAGATATGCCCAAAAATGGGTGGGGAATATCGTATTGTCCTGAAAAAACTGAACCAAATCCGGTTCTTTTTTGTAATGTTGTTGTATCGTTTGGACCATACCAATGAATAACATAGTCCGTAATATTTTGACAAGACCCTGTTAAAAAACCACAAGACAATCTTGTTATTGTTGTTGCAGAATAGTTAGATAATCCTAAATTACAAGTTTGACATATGTTGTTATCTCTAACAGGTATTGTAAAACAATAAAGTAAGTTAACATCTTTTAAGTAAAGGGTGGTTGTTCCGGTAGGAATATTACTAAAAATAAATGGACATCCAATTGTAAGTTGATTTTTTGTTACAGAACTAAAGGGTGTTGAACTATAATCATCGGTTAAATAGATGTTAAATGGTCCCGGTGAAACGAAACTTGATGTTAGACAGGTTGCTGCTGAAAATGTTGTTGGCATATATGTTTTAAGTTATATCAAATGTGTATCCGGACATTACCGTAGGAAGACATTCTTCCACAAAAGTTTCTTCTATACTAGCACCAAACGTGCAAATTTTTGGTGTGAATATTTCACAAACTGTTGTTGCCGTGTAATCACCATAAAAATCAACCGTAGTTGCGGTGTATGAACCATTTCCAACCATTTCAAGTGCTGGTGAGACATTTCCGTTATTCAACCAAGTGACGGTATATGGGGCGGTTCCTCCCGATATTGATACCGAGACTTCGCCATCTTCGAGACCCCAAACTGATGGTGGAGAACTTTCACATACTACACTCATTGGTAAAATTGTTACAATTCCACATTCGTTTTGATATCCTATGATTGTAGGGGGTACAACAACGGGTGGTGTATAACAAGGAAATAAAATAATACATTGATTACAACTATATGAAATAAATATTGGAGGAGTTGAGGATACGTTTTTTAATGGTATAGGCGGGTTTGTGATAACGGTGTTTGAACTACCACTATATGTTACGCATCCTGAGTATGAACCAATAACAAGTCCGTATGTTGTTCCAACAGTATCTGTGAAACCATTCCAAGGCACAAACGGGTTAGAGTTATTTGGAACCCCAAAAACCTTTGTTCTATCACAGCAAGAAGTAAAGTAATATATCATTATACAAGTTTTATTTTACTATAAATAATCTAAAGTTTGATTTTATTAAAATATAATTGACATTTGTTGTTAATAAATGGTGAGGTAGTTGATATTTATAGATATGAAACTTATAGACACAATATCAAATGTTGTTACTGAGGCTAAAAATGTCTACGAAACGGCTTGTGACAAAGGTGTTCCTGAGAAGGAACTTGATAGATTAGAAAAAAATTACTACGAATCCTTAAAACTTCTAAGGATATATGAAAATTTAGGTAAGAGAGAAAATAAACCTATTGATTAATAAATTTTAGTAAGTGTAAAATTTCTTGAAAATATTTGATTTCCCGCATTAGTGGTATTCCATTGGACATTCACCGATAATGTGTTGATTATTGTGGTGTCAAATGTCGTATTATTAATCTCACTTAATGGATATCCTTCATAGGTAAGTCCAGAATCTTTAAGGTAGGAGAATAGTCCACCGGATGATATTGAAGCAACGGTGGTTCCCCCGATTTGTCTTATCGTGAAATATAGTGTTAATAACCAAGGCTTTGAGGTTGAGGTATCCAAATCTATTACTCCTGTATCAATGAGTAATGTCCCACCAGTTGTTCTAACGTGAACGTGGATTGTTGCGGTGTTAATGCAAGACAAAACGCCATCGAATGATGCTTGAAACGAATCACCAACTCTGAAACTATTTGCAGGAACAGACAAAGTCCCAACACCCGGTCCTATTACACTAGTCTCGACAGTGGTTGCGGATACCGTAGCGCTATCACCTGTTTGGGCAAATAAACCATATGCCAACGGAAACGGTGTTAATGTTGATTGTTTTATTTTATATGTTGTTCCCGAAAGTTCAACAGCATATTCTGCATTTGAGGTTGTAGCGGTTAATTCGGGTAATCCTGATATTGGTAAATCTGGCATATCTTTTTATTTATAAATAGTTTATGTTATAATAATTTTTGACCCATTGGCTTGTAAAATGTAAAACCCGTTGGCTTGTTCTAAATAATATATTGGAGTCGGTGTAGGTGTTTGTGTGTGGGTTGGAGTTATAGTTGGTGTCGGTGTTGGAGTAAGAGTGTTTGTTGGGGTTTGTGTGTGGGTTGGAGTTATAGTTGGTGTCGGTGTTGGAGTAAGAGTGTTTGTTGGGGTTTGTGTGTGGGTTGGAGTTATAGTTGGTGTCGGTGTTGGAGTAAGAGTGTTTGTTGGAGTTATAGTTGGTGTCGGTGTTGGAGTAAGAGTGTTTGTTGGGGTTTGAGTCATTGTTGGGGTTGGCGTTGGGTATAAAGAGTTACAATTAATAATATTAAATCGTTCACACCCATCCGAGGTTATAATTTTAATACCGACAGCGGGTGCCATATCAAATGGAATTGGTAATACAATTTCTACAGATGCTGGTACAGGTGTGTTAATTTGAACAATATATCCACAATTATTCCCATAGACATCACATACGTAAACATCGTATGGGTAAGTTAACCCTGTGATACTATTTAGGATTATTGATGTCATAAATTAATATGTGTATAATGGGTTTGTAGGTAATTGGAGAACACCATTAATTACCGTTGCAACTGTATCGTATGTCAAACTATACACTCCATTAATAATTGGTCTTGCCAAAATTTGATATGATTCGACATTAAGAGGGTCTGTTAATTTTATGTCATAATAATACATGAACATTTGTCTGGCACCCCAACTAACATTTGTCCCTGCTGATGTATAATTATTACACGTTGATGCTGATAATGTGGGGATTGGTGTATAAGGTAATGTATTACCTGAAAACGGCATTGTTGTGTTTAACCAATCACTATACATAAAATATCCATAAGCGGTTGATGCTGAAGCAACTACGGGTGCGTTTTGGTAATAGACGAATACACGCCCAAAAGGGTCTAAGTATCTAGAACCGGTATTTGAAGTAAATGCTGTAACATTTGTTGTTCCGGTCGAACTATTATTAATATCATTGATTGCACCATTGTGATATGATTGACAATTATCATCACAAATATTATATGGTGGCATACCATTTGTTATTGTTGGCATTGTTATCGTTATAGTATAGTTTCCTGAGGTAAAACCGGTTGTTAATACACTAGAATAATGAAATTGATATCTTAATATATTAGTTCCATCCCCACATACTTGACTACCACTTCTTTCCGGTATTGATAATTCATACCATCTATAATAAGTTGTAAGGGAAGGTGTTGATGGTGTTCCTGAATATGGTAAAATACTTAGAAATGATGAATAGTATGCGGAAAAATCACTTAAATTATTAAAACTCATTTGAACAAACCCTTGACCAAATGGACCAGTGTTAGATTTTTGAAATGATATTGTATTTGTATTTGCGGGTGATAAACAAGTAGGTGGCTCTATGTATTTTTGATACCCTCCCCCACAACTATTTGAGACCCACTTCAATGGACTCGTAGTATTTTGTAGTAGTTGTGTGGTATTGTCTGTTGATATATTATAATATTGTGTATTATTAACACTATATAAACCTGATGCTTGATATCGTGTAATATCATTAGTTTCTATTGAATTTGTTGTACATCCAGATACGTTAAAAGAAATACTGATTGATGAACAAGAACCTGTGGTTCCTGTGATAGATGATGCTTTTATTTTATATGGGGTGTTTAAATAATCGTATGCACATATGTTACAGTTAAAAGTATTTTTACACGTAAAATAAAAATCCCAATTTGTTTGATTGTTATTTGGATTTGGGGTTACTTCTAATTTTATATAATCACCTGTATTTCGAGTTAATGAGGTTAATGACGTTACTTTTGAAAAATAAGTAGGTGTTTTACCTGATTTTGGGAGAGTTAATAAGTCAATATTGGTTTCTGTATTAATACCTACAACCCACTTTTCTAAAATAATTGGGTTATAACTATAGTGTGACCCATAATATGTTAATGTAAGAGTGTCAGGAACTGTAAAACCTGCAAATTTCCATGCAAAATAATTTGTGGTTGCGGCAGAAATTTCAAAAGTTGATGACATTATTAATGGTTGTACTCCCGCAGATGCTCCTGAAAACTGAACTCTATGTGTATAATCCCCGGATTCGGTACCATTATCACATCTATACGCTTGAACCACAACGGTTGTGGAGTTAAAACATTCTAAGTTTGCTTGAATAAATCCTGTTCCACCTGTTTGTGAGTAATTTAACCCGTTTAATTTTATTTTATCGATAATTGGTGTATAAGTCCCCGCGATTGTCATTGGTGAGGTTGCACCGGTTAATGGATGTGTATAATTGTATGGGATAAATTCTGTTCCATATCCTGATGTAAATACAGGTGTTGTAAAATCAGGACTTTTAAACCAATTTATTCTATATTGAGCAATACTTGGTTGACAAGACCCTGTTAAATTTCCTGCAACTATTCTACTAATTAAACTTGTTGAATACGAATCAAAAGATAAATCACACGTCGTACATAAGTCATTACAAGTAAGAGGAACATCACAACAATAAAAGTTTGCTGATTTTAACTTTATTGTTGATGTCCCATCAGGTATTCCTGTTAAAACTAACGGACAATTTGTTATTTGGTTTAATGTAACTGCGGTAATAAACACATCACTAAAAGTGTAAATTGATATTGGTTCCGTTAAAGTTGTTGTTCCTGTATATGATAAACAAGTCGATGCTGAAAATGACATATTATTTTATTTTATTTTATTTTATTACTATTAACTAAGACACACAGTATTTGAAAATGAATACCCTGACATACCACTATCTAAACAAACAATTGGTAATGTTGATGTTGGAGTATTAGTTGGTGTTGGTGTGTGTGTTTGTGTTGGCGTTTGTGTTGGTGTCATTGTCATTGTTTGGGTAGGTGTCATTGTTGGAGTTCGTGTTGGTGTAGGTGTTGGCACAGTATCTGGTTGACAGTATATACAATCACCTTCTGTTGAAAGACCATACGAAACCGGGTTTGTAATTTGAATTATGGAATCGTTTCCGTGATTATAATCATAACCATAATATGAGACACATTTTAATTCATTCACACCATTGTAATATACAAGTGCTAAATAAACCGAATATAACTCAAATTGAGTTCCCGTTGGAACACCAGTTATTTCGTTAGCGTAATAATATTGTTTATTATCAAAACAATCTTGGAATTTTTGAGTGCCGGGACATATAATTTGTCCTTCTATTGTTGTAAAGATAGCCAATCCGGACGCGTCACAATTTCTAGCAATTAAGGATGAATAGAAAGGTAATCGAGCTTTTCTATTATTTACGTAATACATTGTGGGTGTTACGGTAGGTGTTGGTGTTGGAGTTGGTGTGTAGGTATATCCACTAGCGTCAATACCAATAATTGAACAGAAATTAGTTGGTGATGGTGTTATTGTCGGAGTTGGAGTAACACTAGCGGTAGGTGTGGGTGTTTGTGTCTGAATAAAATCACAATTAAACATTGCGGAAAAATCTAACACATCACAATTCTGTGTAGGTGTTGGGGTAGGTGTTAAACATATACCACTAAAAACATAAATACTTGATAAATCAGGACATAGACTACTACAAGGTGATTTACCTGTCAAGTAACAAGGTCCTCCTAAAGTATCTGATAAACACCATTGACTAGTTGTTCCGGTTGAGTAATAAATGGTCCAACCACTTGTTTGTCCTGACCAATAGGTGTCACCATTATAGGTTCCTCCTGTAATGTAATTATCGTCGGCACCTACTAATCCGGTATTGCTTATACAGTATGTTGAATTACAAGGCATATTAAATTAAGATATTTGAGATTGATACGCAACCATTATTATCGACAACTTTTAAATTATATGATGGTTGATTTTCCATTATTGATGGGACCTGAAAATCGTATGGTAACGACAATGCGGGGATTGTATCAATATAAACGCAAGTGACGTTTGTTTGGTCACATAGATAGACATTGAACGGTGTTGCTCCTGATATGTCGTTAATTAAAATATTCGTTGGCATTTGCTTAAAAGTTATTATCATAAATATAGGGGGATTAAAAAACTAATAAAGTTTTGATAATAATAATTTTATTCGTATCTTTGCTGTATGTCAGATGATGCGGAAATTTTATTGGAGATATTACACGATATCTTAGGGGATGAGAAACTTCACTATGAGTCAAAGGGTCAGATATCTTTTGACTGTCCAATATGCGATGAAGACCAACATAAGGGAAATATGGAGGTGAACTACTTTGAACACGTCTACAAGTGTTGGAGTTGTGGGGATGAAAACAATACCAAAGGACCTCTTGGAAAACTTATAGATACTTTTGGTAATAAGAAACAGAAAAAAATCTACAACCTACTTCAACCGGAAAATCACAAACCAAAAGAGAAACGTGTTGACAAACTAAAACTACCTGATGGATTTACCAAATTCAAAGATAGTAGTTTAGTTTATCCGGTTCGTCGTCAGGCATATAATTACTTAACCCAACGTGGTATTACAGATAAGATTGTTGAGAAATATGGAATTGGATTCTGTGATAGGGGTGCGTTCTCGGGTAGGATAATAATTCCTTCTTATGATAGTAAGGACGAATTAAACTATTTTATCGCCCGAAGTTGGGACCCAAATAGTCGTGCTAAGTATAAGAACCCGGAGGCGGCAAAAGATGAGATAATCTTCTTTGAAAGTACAATTAATTGGAATGCCGATATCTATCTTTGTGAAGGAGCGTTTGATGCTATCTTCCTACCAAATAGTATTGCTATGTTGGGAAAACATATGTCGGAGTTGTTACTTAATACATTATATGAGAAGGCAAATGGGAATATAATTATATGTCTTGATGCTGATGCGTGGCAAGATGCCGTAAAACTATACCACAACTTAAATGGGGGTAGACTATATGGTAAGGTTAAAATAATAAAACTAACGGGTGATGCCGATGTTGCTGATTTAAGAGGTGATATAGATAATCATTTTTATACAATGAAATAGATGATAGATTTAAATGAGGTTGCAAAAGAAATAAGGGGGTTGTTAGATAAACGAAGAGAGGACCTTGGGTTAACATTCGTTGAGGATACCCACACTTATTATATGAAGGATGAAACCGGTGTAATCCGAAGTGATTATCCGTCTGTTAGTAAGGTAATGAAATATTTCTACGAGGAGTTTGATACGGAAGGTATCTCACTAAAGAAAGCCAAAGGAGACCCTGAGGTTCAACAACAACTATTAGATGAGTGGAAAGCGGCGGGTGACTATTCAACCAATATGGGGAGTAGAGTTCACTATATGTTGGAGAAGAAAACCATTGAGATGTTTGGGGATTACAAAGAAGTAAGACAACCCATATTTGAATGTGACTTCACCCAAATATTAAAGGGGGATAGTATGATATCTGCGGGAACGGCTTACTTGGACCTTATGGTTGAGAGGGGTGCTGTGTTATTGGACACGGAGATTGTATTGGGTGACCCCGAGTTGAAATATACAGGACAACCGGATAAGGTGTGGTTGATTATGAATAAGGAACAAACTGAGTTTGGTTTGGTGATAACAGACTGGAAAAGTAATAAGCCGAAGAACTTTGAAGAATCGTTCTTTACCAAAAAGATGTATTACCCGTTTGATAAGTTACCAAACAATGCGTTGGGTCACTATTTTACCCAATTACCATTTTACGGGAAACTTCTTATTAAAATGTTACAAGGAACCAAATACGAAAACATTAAATTGTATGGATGTGTAATTGTTCTTGTAAAAGAAATTGGTCAGTATGAAGAGTTCCGTGTTCCTAAAGAAGTTCAAGAAACAATCTTGAAGATGGATGTGACAAAATATTTGACAAAGAAGTAAAAAATAACTAAATTTAAAAGAAAAACATATGGACGATTTATTACAACCAAAGATTGATTTAAAAAAACAACCTACATTAGTATGTGAGGAGTGTGACAGTATCTACTTCAAAGAAGTTGTTATGATAAAAAAAGTTAACAAATTGTTAACAGGAAGTTCGGAAGACACTATAGTTCCGTTCCCAACATACAGATGTGATGATTGTGGTCACGTAAATGTGGAATTTAAATTATTTGATAAGTAATGATTACTGAAAGAACTTTTGATACAAATGATTTAAATTGGATTGCCAACTCATTAAAAGAAAATGTTGGGAGAATGAACTATACCGGTGACTTGAGTGACTGTGGTAATGAGATTGGAATTATAATTGGAGAGAAATATAAGAATATGACTGAAGATGAAACTCAAGATTTTATTTCAGGTATTAAACACGGAATTTCATTAACAAATGGGACTCACTAATAAAAAAAATATGATTAAAAAATTAGTTCACTTTAGTGACTTACACATACGATTATTCAAAGACCACGACTTATATCGTGGAATCTTAAATAATATGTTAGAACAATTCAAAGAGATTGCTCCGGATAGGATTGTATTCACCGGAGACTTGGTTCATTCCAAAAACCAAATGACACCTGAACTTATTGAGTTCGTCGCTTGGATTCTTACGGAGTGTTCTCAGATTGCTAAAACCATAGTTATAATTGGGAACCACGACTTCTTGGAGTCCAACTCCTCAAGATTGGATGCTCTTACACCTGTGATTGATTCATTAAAGAATGACAACATTGTTTATTTGAAGAATAGAGGTGAATACGAGGATGATAATGTTGATTGGGTGGTGTATTCATTACTTGACCATAACATTCCACCTGAGATTGAAAAAACAGGTAGATTAAAAATTGGTTTATTCCACGGACCGGTTCAGGGGTTAACAACCGACATCGGATATAAATTTGAGACCGGATTTGAAACCGATAAGTTTGATGGTTGTGATTTGGTATTATGTGGGGATATTCACAAAAGACAAATATTCAACATCCCGGGTGGAAAGAAAGCGTATATGGTGGGTTCAACAATTCAACAGAATTATGGTGAGACAATAACCAAACACGGATTTGGGATTTATGATTTAGAAACAGATGAGTATTCATTTGTTGATTTGGATAATCCAAAACCTTTCTTATCATTTAAGATGAAATCATTTGATGATATTATAAACGGAACCGAGAAACTAGTTAATAGTGGAAATTAATTTAATAGGTAGAACACTTGATTTAGATTTAGGCTCTACACCGGTCAATGTGACCATAAAAGAAATAACTGATACCAAAGTAATTGTTGATTATAATCGTTCGACACCAGGAAGAACTGAAGAGTTTAGTATTAATGATTTTGAGTATTTTAGTGGGTTAAAAATTAAATAGGTGTCACAAATAAAACTAACACATAGTCAATTAAATAGCGTCAAAGATTATTGTAAGTTAAACAATATTGAGGATGTGGATAAGTTCATATCCAAATGTTATACTGAAGGGTTTAACATTAACAAATATGGTTTACTTGGTGATGATTCAGAAAAAACGAGTGGGATTGAAGAAAAACAGGTGGAAATTGAGGTAATCCGTGAAATACGAGTGGAAGTCCCTGTTGAAGTTATCAAAGAGGTTGTTAAATATGTTGAAATCCCCGTTGAAATAATTAAAGAAGTGGAAGTCATCCAATATGTTGATAGAGAGGTGATTAAGGAGGTGACTGTTGAAATAATAAAAGAGAAGATTGTAAATGTTATTCAAGAAGTTCCTGTCCCAAATTTAGACAATATTTGTGACAAACCTGAACCAATAATTATTGAAAAAATAGTTGAGGTTATCAAAGAAGTTCCGGTTGAAACGATTGTGGAAAGAATTGTTGAAGTTGAAAAATCAAATGACAAATCATTACTTCTCCAAGAAACTTTACAGAAACTTAGAAAAGAACTATCTTTAAAGAACACAAGGATTGAGGACCTTGAAAAAATAAATAAACAATTGGAATCCATAAGAGTAGAACAGGGTGCTGTCTATTTAAAAGGTTCCAATATAAGTGAAACAATGTAATATGATAATATTAATTTGGTTATTAGCGGCATACGGAATGTCAAACATCTTAGTCTACGGGTCTATATTCCTAGGATTTAGAAATGGATTAAAAGATTGGGGTAATAGTGTGTTACCTTTTAATGGGCTTGCAAAATTCTTTGGGGATTTATTAACTTGTATGATGTGTACTAGCACGTGGGTTGGTTTTTTCCTTTCAATTGTGTATTATTCACCATCAACGTCTTTGATTGGAACACCGGGTTGGGTTAGTTGGTTCTTTGATGGACTGATTGCTTCCGGATTTGTGTGGGCGTTCAATGGGATGGTAGAATGGTTTGAAGAAAATAGACCAACAAAAAATTAAGATATGGAAAATAAATTAGGTGACTTTGTAATTAAGTTTTTGAGAGATAAAACAGAGACGAGAAAGATTATTAAATGTGATGATTTTTTTCAGTTGGTAAATGATATGGGAATTAATGACGACAGTGATGAAATCGTTGATATCATATATTACTTAGAAGATAATAAAACCGATATTAACTTTCACGGAGCAAAGACTCAAGATTATTACAATAGGTTTAGAAATATTGAACGAAAAGTTCAGATATCTAAAATGTTAAAAGGGTCTGAAACTGAAGTTCAAAAAATGATTAAGAAGGTTGAAAGTATTAAAGTTCAAGAGAGACCGGATTGGTTAGATTATTATAGAAATGAAGACGACGAGGATGAAACAACTCCTGGTAGTAAGGCGACTTCCGAAAGAGATAATAATTTGGCTCAAAACATTATTGATAAATTAACTCAAAAAGTTAAAGAACAAGTTGAGAATGAACCGGGAATAACTTTAGAAGAAATACGAGAACAAATGAATAACGAAATAAACAACAATTAAATAAAAACAATTATGCCAAAGTCAAAATTACGTGGTGGAGCAAAGGCTCACAAAGCAAGAGTTGCAACAAGAAACAACTCTCTTAGAGGATTAAGAAAAAAAGCTCAAGCGGAGTATCAAGAAATGTTTGAAAAACAAATGGAAGAGTTGAAAGCCCAATACCAAAATGAAAATGGTGAGACAACTGAATTAAATGCTGAGGTTGTGGGTGATGTAAATGAAATTAACGTAACCGATGCTGAGGTTGTAACAACAGAAGTTGAAGTTGAGAACTAAGATAGTATCTGCGTTTCCCGGAGTGGGAAAAACTACCTATCATAAAAATAATCCTGACACCACTTTGGATTCTGATTCAAGTGGTTTTAGTTGGGTTATTAATGAGAATGGTGAAAAGGTAAGAAACCCTGAGTTTCCACAGAACTATATTACCCATATCAAAGAGAATATTGGAAAATACAAACACATCTTTGTTTCTTCACATAAAGAAGTGAGAGATGCTTTGTTAGACAACTGTCTATACTTCTATTTGGTTTACCCGGATGATAATCGAAAAGAGGAGTTCATCCAACGATACCGAGATAGAGGTAACGACGAGAACTTTATTAAGTTAGTTGATTCTAAATGGGATGAATGGATGTCAGAATACTATTGGATGGATAGAGGTTGTGAGAAACTAACAGCGTATGATGGTTGGAATTTAGATACTGTGTTGGAATCTCAAGATAGAAGAGACGGTGGTGAAGTAATTCAAGAAGAAGTAGAAGAACTGAATTAAAACAAATGGATTTATTCAATCCCCAAATAGAATTTAATTACACAATAATGATAAAAGATTTAGATATCACAAGTTTTGATAATCCTTACCTACAGATTGTATGGGAGGACTATGCTGAAAACTTTACACAAGAAAAAATAAAAAGTGTTCGTCAT